ATAGTCCCAGTCTTTGATGTACATCCAAAACTGTAGATTTGTACTGGACCCAGATACGCTCGATGCGACCGTAGATCCCACCTTTGCATCAACCGAGGTAGGGGCCAGATCCGAGCGTGTTACACCCAGCGCCTTTGCGGCATTTCCTGCATAGAACACCATCACGAAGACGATACCGATAAAGACGAGCGCACCGGCAATCGGAAGAATCCCGGATGGCCGCGACGGAGCGGGGCCTGAGAGTTGGAAGGTCGGCGAAGGGCGGGAGACGGACGAACCCATCTTTATGTTTACAAAGGAAAGGTATTCAAGTAGTAATGGAAAAACGAACCCTGAATCCACCACGACAGTCTGTCCCAATGTTTTGTAATAATTGTGGCGAAAAAGGGCACGTGTTCAAGCTGTGCACAGAGCCCGTGCTGTCGTGCGGGTTAGCGCTGATTAACCAACCAAAGCTTCCAGTGGACACGGAGAACACCCAGATTCTCATGATCCGTCGAAAGGACAGTATGAGTTTCGCGGAATTCATGCGGGGAAAGTACGATCCAACCAACACAGAGTACGTTGGACTGTTGTTCGCAAATATGACCTTGCAGGAGCAGACTGCGATTGTCTGCGAGCCGTTTGATACCTTATGGCGGCAGCTGTGGGGTGATGATCATTCGTCTCCGGAGTACATGTATTCTCGTGATCGGTTTGCCCAGGTAGATCGTGAAGGAATGATGCGGAATCACATGTCTCCGTTCAAGGAACCCGAGTGGGGATTTCCGAAGGGTCGTCGCATTCGCACCGAGTCCGATCTCGACTGCGCGATTCGTGAGTTCAATGAGGAGACCAATATTCCTCGTGATGCGTACACCATTCTCAAAGACATTCGCCTCGATGAGACCTTTATGGGTCTGAACGGTATTCGCTACCGTCATGTCTACTTTGTAGCCTTGTTAACAGATCCGGATCTAGTGAATGTGCATCAGAAGATGACGTACATGCAGCGCCGTGAGATTTCAGGGATCGGATGGAAGACGTTCGACGAGTGTCGTGGATATATCCGCCCTCATCACGTGGAGCGGACGGCGATGGTGGAGGTATTGGAGAATATCATCAAGACGTATGAGAGCACGCCGTAATTCCGAGCATCGTTAGTCCAGCAGTTTGTGTTCCAAATGCATAGTGAAAAAGCTCTCCAATCACCAGCCAAAACAGGAAGTGGATGAACACATTGCCTCCGAACTCCCATGCCGTGTACACCGCAAGCAGGATCGTCAATGTTGTATCCGCAACCGCCAAGCCCATAAACCTAACTGAGTGAGCTCCTGTTCCAGGTGCGCCGAAGATATTTGCGTACGGACAGCTCATTGTATCTACGCGAACCTAAAACGTGCAAAGTACACCGTCAAGCAGTACGCCACTACACTTAACACAAACACCCACCACCAAACTGGGAATACGGTCGACTCGCGATCCTCCACTCCGAACGGACGAATCCGCCCCTCACGCCCAAAGGCGACGGACGGTTTCAGATAGAGGAACGCCGCCATCAGAAACAGATAGATGGACACCATCCAGATGCGGTGGTTTTTCCGGGTCAGCGGCTCCATTACTTACGGTAGCGACGAGTTTTGCGGGCACGAGACTTACGCGTCTTGCGACGACCACCGGCCGCCGCAGCTGCTGCCGTTGGATTCCACGACCGAGCATCTGCAAGTGCTGCGAGAAGTTCCATGTCCCCACTACCTTTACGGAATACCGTTTCACCACTTACGATTGACCATTCCTTATTGTCCGCCATAATCACCTTGACTGGTTGTCCAATCCCTACGAGACTCGTTACGTCTTGTTCAGTCGGCATCTTGTTAACCTTCGCGATATTTTCAACGCGCCACATGATAATGAGCTTCGTCCTCCCGAACCGGAAAGCGTTCGCGGACTACGTGACCCGTATCTTTCTGAAATACCGTAAGGAAGACCGCGATCCCCTCGGCGCGGAGGACAAGGATGTCGACCTGTGTACCAAGCAGTCGAACTCGCGCGAACTGTTCCCATACCAGAAGCTGATTCGCGACTACCTATTGATTGAGACGCCGTATCGGGGTATTCTGCTGTATCACGGGTTGGGATCCGGTAAGACCTGTACGTCCATCGCGGTTGCCCAGAGTCTGATGTCGCACAAGACGATCTGGGTCATGACTCCGGCGTCTCTGCGCGAGAACTACAAGTCCGAACTGCGCAAGTGCGGTGCGCCGGTCTATGTGTTGGAACAGCACTGGCGTGAACGGGCGCTGAACGATCAGTCGCGTGCCGATGCGAAGTCGCTGGGTATCTCGGAGGGATTTCTGGGTCGTACCGGCAAGTTCTACGTGACGGTTGCCGGCGAGAACCCGAACTACAAGGATCTGCCCAAGACAGTGCAGGACACCATCAACGCACAGGTGGAGGATATCATCGCCCAGCGCTTCAAGTTTTTGAATTACAACGGTCTCAACTCCGAGAACATCAACACTTACGTTCCGAAGGCGGTAGAAGGTGGCGAGCCGTTGCCCAGCCCGTTCAACGGTTGCGTGATCATTATTGACGAAGTCCACAACTTGATTTCGCGTATCGTGAATTCCTCCGACATCGCGCGTCGGTTGTACGAGGCCATCTACACCGCCACCGACTGCAAGATTGTTGGCTTGTCCGGCACACCCGTGATTAACCGTCCCAACGAGATTGCGTATCTGATGAATCTGCTGCGCGGACCTATCGAGCGCATCACCATTCCCTTCGCCAAGGCCACGACATGGGATGAGGAGAAGATGAAGACAGCGTTCAAGGCCATTCCGGATGTCGATACCATCGAGTTCAATGCCGTCAAGAAGTACGCGATGATTACCCGCAATCCTCCGCACTTCCGTTCCGTGTACAACGAGGCCGGTGACCGGATCGCTGTGCAGTACAAGAAGGACGTTCCGTTCATTCCGATTGCGATGGATTGGGTCAAGTCCTTTGAAAAGACCTTCCAAGCGGATGTCGGTTCAGAAATTGCATTGGAACGTGTGAGTGCGGAGAATCTGGAATGTCTCCCCACCAAGTTCGAGGAGTTCGCAAACATGTTCCTTGACGGCCTGAACATCAAGAACCCGCTGTTGTTCGGCAAGCGTATTCAGGGTTGAGTCTCGTATTTCAAGGGAGCCGACGAGCGTCTGATTCCGAAACGTGTGGAGGACGAGAAGATGCTAGAAAAGGTGAACATGAGCTCGGAGCAGTTTTCGCAGTATCTCGATGTCCGCTTCGCTGAGATTAAGGCCGATGCAAAGAAGGCGCTGAGCATGAATGACGATGGTGGTTCGTACCGTGTGATTTCCCGTTTAGCGTGCAACTTCGCGGTTCCTCCCGAACTGAAGGCCATCACCAAGAAGGTGGAGAAGGAGTACCGTGACGTGATCAAGGAGACAGACGTTCCAGACAAGCCGGAGATTCTGGCCGCTCTGCGCGCCCAACCGGCAAAGTACCTGTCGGTCAAAGCGTTGGAGGCGTACAGTCCCAAGCTGCTCAAGATGCTGACCAATGTGGAAGAGACCCGCAACTCCCAGCCCGATTGGCCGAATCAGTTCATCTATTCGCAGTACCGTCAGCTGGAGGGTCTTGGTGTATTCGCTGCGATTCTCGATGCGAATGGATGGCAGCCGTACAAGATCACCAATAAGAACGGTCAGTGGCAGGAAGACGAGATGACGGATAAGCCTGCATACGCCTTCTTCTCCGGCGAAGAGAAAGAGGAACTGCGCGAGTTCATGCGTCAGATCATCAATGCTCGCTACGAGTCCAACTTCCCCCCTAGCTTGAAGACCAGCATTGAGAAGCGCGGAAAGAAGCTGCTGTGTCTGCTGATGGCCACGTCGAGTGGCGCGGAAGGTATTACACTGGCCAATGTCCGTCACGTTCACATCATGGAGCCGCACTGGACTCCTGCCCGTCACGATCAGGTGATTGGACGTGCGATTCGTATCTGCTCCCACGCGAGCCTGCCGATGGATCAGCGTACCGTTCGCGTGAGTTTCTACCTGTCGGTGATTTCTCCCGCACAGTCCAAGTCCGCAGAAGGTCCTAATGTGGTGGCGGTTCGTAAGTCCGATTTGGAAATGAAGCGGTATGAAGGCGATCCGCCTGTGGAAACGTTTATGTCCACAGATGAATACCTGTATGAGAAGGTGTATGAGAAAGACAAGGTCAATCAGCGGATTAGCGTCCTGTTGAAGCAGTCGGCAGTGGACTGCGAGATTCACCGCAAGCTCCACTCCCGCGAGAAGCCGCAGATCTCCTGTATGCGGTTTGATACCACGGCAACCGGTGAAGATCTCGCGTTCAAGCCGAACATCAAGACGGATGACCTGGATGCGACGTACCTGCGCAACATGACGCGTCAGAAGCGGAGGTTGCAGAAGTTGAAGATCAAGGACATCGTGTACTTTATGGATCCTGACTCGAAGGAGATCTTCGATGGACAGGCGTTTGAGGATAACCAGCGGTTGTTACGCATCGGAACCAAGATCTCCGATACGCAGATTAAATATTGGCTTGCGTAAGAATAATGGCCGCTCTTACCATCATCCCCGCGGTATTTAAGACGTCAACAGGGCGAATGTTGAAAGTGAACGCCAAGACCAGATATAGGAAGAGTTGGATAATTTACTTTGATAGGGGGGATAGGATGGAAGATGACGAAATTCCAAACGACCACTACTCAGAAACGAGCGATGGTTCGCAGTTTTTATATTATACCGGGCTTGAATACGATACTCTCGTAAAAAACGGCACACTCATCTTGCCCCTTGTAATGCCCCCGCCGTCCGATGATAAGATGGCCGTCTTACCTGGTCAGAGAGATCCTATTTCGTTGGAACCCATCATCGATGATATGAAGATGGCAACCTTCAATGACGAATACAACAATCATAGATACTATCAATATGAAACTGTGAAATCACTGATAGAGAATGGTTCGCGAACTGCAACCGGTGAAGAACTAAATCCAACTACGGTCAAATCCTACACTGCAAAAATCGAAGGCAAAACCCGCGTGAAATTCGAAGGCAAACAGTATGATCTGGTAGCAGTATCGCCGGGCAAATATCAGTTAGAAGACGATTCTGGAAATACAGTCAAACAATACGACAATTCTACATTAGAAAACGCACCTCTTGACCATATTGGTGGTCGTCGCCGCAAGACTCGTCGTTCTAAGAAGCGGCGCGCAACTCGCCGAGCCAATCGGCACATACGTCACGCCAGCTCATGAACTTCACCTCCGCAATCGCAGCACGCATCGTCTGGTACTTATTCACAGTTGTCTCCATCGCCGTCGCAACATCATCGGGGTTGAACGACGGCGCCGACAGACCAAGCGGCATACCCGCAGCCTGGTAGACCAGTGGACCCGGACGCACGAAGGTCGTCGTGTTCGCCGGAAGAAACGAGCGGTAGGCACCGACATCCGTAACGATCTGAGGAGCACCCGTGTACAGATGCTCCAGCTGGCAGAGACCGAAGCCCTCACCGTCTGACGTATTGATGCCGATATCGCACATGTTGTAGATCTGGTTGATGCCGTCATCGTTGAGCACATTCGGAGGCGCCGTATCCACAATCGCCATGCGCTTACCGTACACGTTCGGATCCAGACCCGCACGAGCCAGCTGATCTGCGAAGATACGCTGAATGTCGTAATACGCACCCTTCTGCGGATCCACACCCGTCACCATGAGAAGCCACAGCGGCTTATCCTGATGACGACGCAGCAGCTCAACAAAGCCCATGATGGTGAGATCCTGGCGCTTGCGCTGGCTGTTCCGGTTGGCGTTCAGGAACACAATGGCCTCCGTGGGCAGACCGACATTCTTACGCAGAGCTGCACGCTGGGCGAGCGGCAGATTGGAAAAGATCGTCGAATCCACCGCGTGCTCAATGACCTTCGGCATCGGGATACCGGCACCGTACTCCGTATACGTCTTCGCCCACGAATCCGTGAAGCAATACACCTGATCCGCCGCCTTGTTCAGCTCGTCCATCAGCGGAGGCGCGATACCCGTGTACACCTGATCCACATAGAGCCACAGCTTGAACGGAGACTCGCCCTTCTTGTACTTCATGGTCTGAATGAAGCGCGCGATGATCATCGGATCATTGTAGATCATAACTACGTCGGGGCCAACCATGTCGAGGTACTCGTTGATCTTGTTGAACCCAAATCCCTCCTCCTTCGGATCCTCGTTGGCGGCGGCGTCGTACGCCACGATACCCTCCGGAGTCTTCCGCATGTTCTTGCGCTCTGGGTGACGCTGGAATCCGAAGTGAAATGTCTTGACCTTGGGAGACAGGCTGGATACCTGCTGAAGAAGATTGGACACCACCTTGGAGTAGCCGGTCGTCTGATCGACGTGGGTGCTGATGAGAACGAACCTCATTTGAGTGTATTCTCTAGGTACTGTATAAATAGGATGCAGGTCAACTCCGCCCAAGATTATCTGACCGCGCAGAAGCGGCGTATTGTTGCAGCGACATTCACCCAGGATCCTCCCCCGCTTCACCGTCGGCACAACTACGTCTACCTGTCGGTAGTGGCCAATAAAGCGACGCAATACAACAAAGTACCCTATCCTCAGAACCTCAGCCTTGCGGCTAGATCGACACCCGGACCCGCCTATGTGACAGCTGGCGTTCGTCCGACCGTCAGCACCTGCTGCGTTGTTGCACAGGGTACAACTCCTCTTGCCGGTTCTTTAATCTAAAGAATCAGTGTACTATACTACAAATGCCGGGCGGCTTACTTCAATTGACCCAGGTGGGTGCACAGAACCAACTCTTGAATGGGAATCCATCGATGACCCATTTCAGAGCTGTCTATCGGCGGTACACGAACTTCGCAATGGAGTCCATTCGCATGGACTTTGCGTCATCTAATCTTGAGTTCAATCCCCTTCAGACTCGTACACTGAGCTGCCGCGTGGATCGCTATGCCCAGCTGCTCTACGACACCTATCTTATGGTCACGCTCCCAGATATCTGGTCGCCGATGGTCTCCTTCTCCTCGGGCAACCAGCCCCTTGGATACGAGGTCACGTCTACGGCGATGGGGTATGAGTTCCAGTGGATCAAGAACATCGGCTACAACCTGATCGATCACGTGGACATCGTGATGAACGGCGTGGTTATCCAGACGCTTACGGGCGAGTGGCTCAAACTGTACTCCTACATGACGCACGATGCTGCGAAGCGTCGCGTGGTGGATCAGATGGTGGGGAATGTGAAGGAGCTATATGATCCGGCGAATGCGTACGATCGTATCAACCAGTACCCCCACGCAGTAACACCGCTTAACCTCCCGACCACCATGCCGTTCACGACGACACCTGAGCCCTCCATTCGTTCGCGCAAATTGGTGATTCCGCTCCACTTTTGGTTTTGTGAGAATCCGGGGCTGGCTCTGCCTCTTGTCTCTCTCCAGAACTCCGAGGTGTACATCAACGTGACGCTCCGTCCGCTGAACCAGCTGTATTCGATCATTGATGTGGCTCCGACCAGCCCGACGTATGGGCAGCGTATTCAACCCACCGGTTCGTACCCAATCGGCCTGTTCCTCAGCGCGCCCAACGTATCCGGTGTCTCTTCGCAGCCAACCCTGACCACGTTCTTTGCGAATCCCTACCTTGAGGGTAACTTCATTTACGTCACCGACATGGAGATGAACCAGTTGGCGGCAGCGGATCAGACGTTTCTGCTCAAGCAGGTCAGGTTAACGTACGTAGAGGGACAATATGGTGCGAACACTGATATTTTGGTTCCCATGTTCAACATGGTCACTCGCGTCGTATTTGCAGCGCAGAGGTCGGATAAGATTCTGACCAATGACTGGGACAACTACACAAATTGGTACAGCACGAACCGAGCCCCCTTCTCAGGGATTACGACCAATGCGGGAGACCTGCTGTATGCATCGGGTCAATACCAGATCTCGTCGGTGTCTCCGCGCGAACCGATTACGGAGGGTGTCCTGTTGTTCGACGGTAACGAGCGGTTCTCTGCGAAGCCCACCCAGTACTTTTCGATGCTTCAGCAGTACAAGCATACCACGGGCGAACAGCCGCACTCGCTACCGGGTGTCTACATGTATTCGTTTGCCCTCAACAACGATCAGTACCAGCCGAGTGGAGCTCTGAATGCGAGTCTGTTCAACAAGATCGTATTACGCATCTCTCTGCAGCAGCCGCTGCCCACTGCAGTCGGCGCCGGATCTCAGTCCGTGGTGTGCGTTCTCAAGTCTACGGCTCTCAGTCAGAATCCCCTGGTGATCTCGAGCCCCCAAGCCAAGAACGCAGATGGATCGTATATCTATCCCCAGGATCAGCTGATCTCCGTGGTACAGACGGTTGCGAATAACAACATCATCTTCTCGTACACCTATGGAGTGGGGATCTACGTGGAGTCGATCAATTACCTGCGAATCGTGAGCGGACTTGCAAATCTCGTGTTCGCCAATTAACAATGGGGGAGATTCTGATCCTGAGCGCCAAGTATGTGGTGGGCGATCAGGATATCGATGTAACGAGCTACCTCACAACCCAGCAACGCACGAATTACGGAGCCATCAACTTTCCTATTCAAAAGATGGACGACGATCTTCGTGGGAAGCATATGATTGTCCTTCCAGCGGATTCCGACACTCTGAAGTTAACGCCTCCGGTTCTCACCGTCACCTACACGGACGAAGCCGGCGCCCATCGCACGTTGAGCAAGAAACTCGGCGAAGTCGTCGATATCGGCGAGCGTTCGGCGTTCGGCAAGTTCGTTCAGAAGCCCGGTGATGTCTTGATGGATTTCGGCTTGACGGCCGCGAAGGGACAGTTTTTGTTTGTGTTTGTTCTTTCATGGGCACTCGTAGTGATGTGGTCGTACAAGCAGTGGGAGTTTCTGCAGGGCGCGTATAATGGTCATAACATTACGGGAAGTATTGATGATTCGCTTGGATTACTCGGCAAGTACGTTGGACTTGCGGTCTTCTACCTGTTCGATTATGTGAAGATAGCAGAGTTGCCTTTCAAGGGATTTATTCCAACTGCGGCGCCAGGTTGGACAATCAAGTTCATCTTCTCCTTAATTTCCGCACTGACGCCGGTAAGCTCGTTCTTCTTCAATTTTCTGATCTGGTTCACGCTGGTTCAATCTCTTCTGGCCAAGTAGTAATGCTTGACGCCAAGTGGGTCATTATTGGGATTTTGACTGGACTCATTCTTGGTTCGGTCTTTGTCCCACCGACTCGCAC